TCGTCGCACACCGAGCCAAGCATATACGGCCCGGGTAACCTACAAAGTAGGTCGGTTGTATCACATGCATGAGACGTCCGCACTCCATGTTGCCTCCAACTGACGACCAACAGTTGGAGTTGTCTGCATGCACCCAGGGCCTACGCGCAAAGGTTCTCCCTGGTTCTAAATACCCAACAAAGGGTGGTCTAATCAGCAAACTAAAACGTAGCGTTAACAAGCACCATCCACTAAGTGCTGGTGAAACAGGCCGAAGGCCTTAAGACCGCAACCAAGACTCGGGCAAAAAGCAGGCAAGGTCCCTGCCGTGTGCCTCGAGCGTTGTAATGCCGCACATGGAAGCGTACTCCTCATGCGTATACGGACCCGCGTGCACGTACGCGAGCCGTCGATAGTCCTCACCCCCGTCGATCAACTCTTCGGGTTGAGGTACAAAAGACAACACTTGCTCATCTGTTCCAACATCACCATGAGCACGAATGTACATATCCTTCAACATACCATTGACGCGACATACCGAACCCCCATACTGGAGGTGGTCTCTGCGCATGGCTGCGAAGAATCTGTACATGGGCTCAAAATGACGAAATTCGTTCATCATCGTTGTCGCATAAATTGCAACACTAGGATGAAACTCGTCGTCTGGGATGTCGGTAGAAGTCCAATCCTTCGTCTGAAGGATACGTGGAATTTCAGGAAACATGACCGCGTTGGCCATGTTCTTGATGATCTTACCATCGTGCAAATAACAAGTGTACCCCACAAAATGAATGCAGGCATCACCATGGTTCGAAGCAACGCCAAGCTTGGCGTTCCAACCATAAGCCTTGAAGAACTGATCGCATAATCTGGCATTATCCATCATGAGCAAATCCTCATTCATGCCACCTAGCGTATCATCACCCTCGAAAGACAAGGATGCCTGATAAGTCCTACCGTCACGTGCACTAACGTAAGAAAATTTGCGACCCTGGTTTCTGATCAAACTTTGCACAGCTTGCTCAACTTTGCCAGGTTTAACCAACAAAGTCAACCAAGCAAGCAAATTCTGGAAGAAATTGCCACTCGATGTAACGCGATCACCTGACTCGCGCATCGTACGTGGCAACTCGACACGACAGCAACATCGCGCCCCAGCGGCATCAACGTACTGCAACACCCAAGTGCAAGCCTGGGTGCGTGCGTTGACAACACGATGACAGAAACCTGTGTTGTCGGAAGCTGTGTCAATGTGGCCCAAAATGTGCTTGAAAATGTCACACTCTGCCTTCTTGAGACGGTCATAAATGCCAAACTCAAATGCAGTCAAATCATTTTCAAACTTATGTTTGTAATTCCCAAGGTTTGAAAACAAATCATTCATTTTCACTCCCTTTTCGGCATGTTTGATGCATGCATGTGGAAGATTGTGAAACATCACATCTTCAAATATTGCTGCGGTTTTAGCCATCCCCCATACCCGCTGATTGCCATGATTGGCAATAGGGCGCGGCTTGGGCTTCTTTGTCACTTCCTTCTTGCAGAAAGCATCAACTAACAAAGAAAAAGGGATGGTTTCATCTCCCGTAGCATTCAACGCATCAATGTGCATTTGGCCCTTTGCTTCCTCTTTTCGATTCTTCGGCAAAACATCGGTGGTCTTTTGAATGCACCGCTCAGCGGCAAGAATTCTCTTCTTAGTAAAAAGATGTTTCTTCAAAGCGCTGACAGCTTCGTCAAAAGCAAGAGACTGATCAGGCGAAAGGTCGGCGACGCCAACGCCAACGTTACGCATGGCCTCGGCAGAAATAATATTCTCCGGGTCGTTACTGAAAAGATATGCTTTGACGTCTGAAGTTTTCGGGAAACGTGTGCGGGCGGTGCGCGCACCGACATCTCCCGTAGCAGTGCGATTGTCCTGGACGTGTTCGCCATGTTCAGACGTAACAACAGAAGATTCCAGGCGGCTGCCCTCAATGTGGGCGCCCATTTGGACATCAATTTCTGTAACCTCGGTGGCAATGTCTTCAAGGCCAGGTGGTGGCCGTATGGCAGTGACAGGCGTCTTGCCCGCCAATCCATCAG